GGCGGAGACCCCCGGGGTGACGACTCGACGAGCTCCGTGTGGGACTGGGAAAGTGCTACTGACGGGGGTGGTCCCCCCGACTGATGGGCGCCGGGCGGGACCATCGCGAGGTGCTCGACGACCTCCCGCCCAGCTGCAAGCTCGTTTATAAGGCCCTCGCCTGGTCCGACGAGGATCTCTGCAAGGACGAAATCGCCAACCGCACACACCTGGGGGACTCTACAACGGGATACGCTCTTCGGCGGCTCCGAGAGGAGGACCTCGTCGACATGCAGCGAGATTTGGTGGACGCCCGCCGACATCGATACAAAATTCGGTGCAACAACGGCGATTAACCGGCTGTCCGACAAACCATCGGGTGACTGATGCAAAAAATAGGGCACCAATTGGCAACTCCCCGCTGTCTGGGGGCATGATCAATGCCGCTCATCATGCTCGTCGGGCCGTTGACCGACTGGTTATTCGAGCTCGCAGCAGGTGCGGCCGCGGCGATCGCGGGGTTCGTCGCTGACATGAAGCGGATTCAGTTCCGGCACGGCGACCGACTCGACGACGTCACGAGCGAGCTCGAGCTGGAGACTGAGAAAACGCGACTTGATCGTCTCGAAACACGGCAAGACGGACTTGACCTTATGATTGAACGGCAGAAGCGCTACTTTACAGGCGATGAGGAGGACCCCTCCCAACCCGGTCTTCTTGAGGAGATTCACGAAATATCGGAAAACCAGCAGGAAATCAGAAAGACGGTACGAGAAATTCAGGAGGACCTAAACCACGATGAGCGCTGACATTGACCCCGAGGCTATCGACGACGCCGGCGACGAGATCGAGGCCGCTGACGAGGGCACCAGCCGCACCGAGCGCTGGTTCGCGCGGGCCTTCATGCTCGTACTGACGCTCGTGGTCGGCGTCGTCTTAGCGGCACTGATCTACACGGGCTACGTGGATCTCGCAGCAATCGTCGAGGACTCGAGTATGATTGAGTGGGCGGTCGAACTGGTCGTCGTCGTCGCCGGGACGGCGGTCGCTGTGTTCATCGTCGCGATGCTCGTGAAAGCCGTGGGTGGGGCGTTTCTCAACCGCTTGGGGACCGGGATCGCAATCGCGATGGACAACTTCGAACTCGGGGACAGCCAGAACCGGCGGGACGGGGAGAGTTGAGCGCCACATGAACCCCCAGAGAATCCAAAGCACTCCATGAACGTCGACGAATCAAAATACATTGGCTGTCCGATGGACGAAGTCCCCTCTCAGGAGCCGACGGACACGGACTGCATGGGTCGGAAGCTCCAGAAGCGTGAAGGCGAGGTCGTTCGCGATGAGGACGGGAACGCGCTGTTCGGCGGCTACTGTCGGGCCTGGCCCGGCAAGGGAACTGATCACGTCGGGGAAGGCCGATGCAAACTCCACGCCGGTGCGTCGCTGAAGGGTAAGGAGAACCCGGCGTTCGACCACGGCCTGTTCAGCGATCACTTGGCACCGAAGGACCGCCGGACTATCGAGATCCTCGAGGACTACGACGACGCCGAGAAGCTCGACGAACTGATCAACTGGCGGCTCGCTCGGCTCCGGCGGTACCTCCGGGAGACGATGGACGACGACCGGGAGACGTTTTTCGAGGCCTTCGATCGGGTCGTCTCCGAAGCCAGCCGGAACGGAAACATCGGCCTGTCGGCCAGCCAGATCCGCGAGCTCGGCAAGATGATCGGCAACAACGACCGGGCCGCCCAACAAGAAATCGACCTCGTCCGCCGGTTGATCAAAACCCGCAACAAGATCGCCGAAGGGGAGGATGTGAATGTCTCTTGGCGAGAGGCACTTGCTGGAGAAGACTCATGAGCGCGACATCGCAGGATGTCGACATCTCCCGCTACACAGAAGGGCCAGACCGGTACGTCCGCTTCGCCGAGGAGATTCTCGAGCTCCGCCTCTCCCGGGAGCAGCGCCGAATCCTCCGGGCGATCGCCGAGCACGAGCGAGTGATCATCCAATCCGGCAACGGCGTCGGAAAGTCGTTCGGTGTCGCGATCGCGAAACTCTCCTTTGTCGCGACGAACCTGGACAGCACCGTCCTCGGGACGTCCGGCAGCTACTCGCAGTACGTCGACGCCGTCTGGAGGCCCTTAAAAACTCTCCACCGCGAGGCGAAAAATCGAGTCGGGCTCCCCGGGGACTGCTACGACGGCGGCCAGCCCACGCTTGAGATCGACGACGACTGGTTCGCGAAGGTCGTCAGCCCGCGGGATCCCGGCGACCTGGAGGGTCGCCACGCCGAGGCCGTCCTGGTGATTATCGAGGAGGCCGACAAGCGCTACATCGAGGCCGAGCACTTCGATTCGGCGGGGTCGTCGATTACCGACGATGCCGACCGGATGGTGGCGATCTGCAACCCGCCGCGGGACGAAACCAACGTCGTCGCCGAGAAGATGGACTCCGACCGCTGGCACGTCATCCAGTTCAGCACGCTCGACTCCCACAACGTCCGGGTCGACGCCGGCGAGCTGGACGCGGAGAAGATTCCGGGACTGACCGACCGGGACACGGTGATCGACGACTGGGAGGCCTGGAACGATGAGGAGTGGCCTGGGCTCAAGCAGGCACGTCGCTGGTCCGATCCGGACTCGCCGGACTTCCGGGAGGACCTCGACGAGCGCTGGTACCGACGCCGCGCCGGCGTGATCCCGCCGGAGGGGGCCGAAGCTCACCGCCCGATCGAGCGCGAGGCCGTGGAGGCCGCCTGGGACAACGAGACCACTCACACGCTCGCGGGCGGTGACGAGTTCGCGACTGGGATCGACGTCGCCCGCTCGGGTGATCGAACCGCCGCTGCGACGGTCTCGGGTGACATTCTCAAGATCCGCTACGAGCAGCAGGGGACGAACCATACCGAGCAGGCCGAGCGCCTCCGGTCGCTACTCGCCGACGACCCGGCCCACCCGATTGCCGTTGACGCGGTCGGAGAGGGATCGGGCCTCGAAGACATGCTCGCCGAGACGTTCCCGAGTACGATCCGGTTCGGCGCCGGTTCCACACCGAAGGGCGAGACCGAGTTTTACGACTGCTGGGCCGAGGGGATGTACCACCTCGGCCAGTGGCTCGAGGACGGCGGGTCGATCAACGAGCGCGGACTCTACGAGGAGCTCATGGTCGCCGCTCGGGTCCTGGAGTATGAAGAGCGCCACCTCGCCAGCCGCGGCCAGGATGGCGCTTCGGTTCTGAAACTCACGCCGAAAGACGAGCTGAAGGACCGCCTCGGCCGGTCGCCGGACCTCCTGGACGCCGCCATGATGGCGGTGTGGGCCCGCGACGCCGGCGGTCAGTCCCGCGGCGTCCTCCTGATCGTCGACGTCGTCGCCGTAGTAGCTCCGAACGCCGCGGG